GGCTTTTTACATTCTGGCTTATCCCAATTATTAGGATTTTGGCAAGTGTAACGAAACTTATCTTCGCAACCACTAAGAGCTAGAACCAAACATAGACAAAGCAATCTCATAATGGTGTTTCCTATCCTCAAGTCCAATGTAGCCACCGTTAATAGCCCTAGTCAAACCCTTAAAATCATCCGCATCTACGAATCGATTGAGCTTATTCTCACTCCAATACCAGCAAGCACTCTGACAGGCTCCTTCGAAGGACTCCAAATAGTCAACGGCTTGTTCAGGTGTAATCTCTAGGCTAGCTGCAAACCAGAAATAGTTATTTTTGCCCGTTAGCTGCAAAATTCCTCGACCACGGAACTTAAAGCCATCACCAGAAGCCTCATCACCGTTACCCATACGATCTGCATAGACCCTAGATGCTATCTTCTTAGCGTTACGTTCGTATTGCTTGGCTATTTCCATCGTTGGAAAGTATTTAGGGAATACCCGCTGTAGACCTGATGCAGAATAGTTCAGGTTCTCTGTGACAAAGACAAAGCCACCTGATTCATGACCACATTGGGCTAGGAAAGCAGCTACCCGCTTAGGCGTATTTATCTCGTATTCCTCTAGCAGAGACTTGCCACCTAGCTCAGTCTGCTTGCTAAAGAGTGCGTCATACCATTGCTGCGGATACTTAGTGCTAGGAGCGAACTTCTTGAACTGTGCGAGAGTTATCATTTACTGTACAACCTCTCCTCTAGGATTTCTCGTCTTAACTGTTTCATCTTTTTAACTTCAGATACAGCAGCCTGAGTTGCATAGTACATATCATAGTACATGAACGCTAATATGGGCATTACGATAAAGAACATTAGAATCACAGCTAGGACTACTGTAATCAAAGACCAAGGGACATCTTCTGAATCGCGCTTTTCGTTACTAGCCACAGTAGACCCGTTGCCCACATTACCGTAAACACGACTGCCCCAACGTAAATCAGACGCGCCTTGAGACGATTTATCGCCTTTCTTCGTTGCCATCTAGCCGCCTGTAACTTTCTCGTTTCTATCGCTAGTGCTTCGGCTTGCTCATTCTGTATATCAGTCCATGCCTTCTCAAAACGTTGCCACACAGCCCCAAGACTTGCCGGGGTATCATAGATCATGGCTTCTCTAACCTGAGCTAGCATCTCGTTTAGCTTCGACTCTAGCCTGATTCGCTCTAATGCCCTGCGACCTAGCGATAATTCACCCCTGTAGACCTCTTTAGACTCAGCCTCACTCTGGATGTATATCTTCATCAGAGCTTCATACTGGTCAATAAAGGCTCCTAAGTTGTTCCAAATGTCACTTAGAACATCATCAGGTACAGCCTTGGCAACTTCCTGAACCTTCTTAACTTCTTCGTTGTACTGTTTCTTCTGCTCAGGACTAGGATCAACTATCTTGTGATACTGTTCCTTTAAGTCTTTTAATACGCCACTTACGTCATTGCCCGTATTTTTTATCTGCTTGTAAAGGTCTACGCCTTTCTTGGCGAGGTCGATTGCTGTGGTACAAGCCTTATAAGCAAGAGCTATACTCGCAGGGTCTAGCACATTAGAATAGGTGTAGCTGTTTCTTCATATTAATAATTTCTTCGTGCAAGGCATGGTTAGCTTCTTCGCACTTACGATTCTGTTCTTCTACAGTAGCTAGACGGTCTGACAAACGAGCAACTTCTTCACGCAAGGTAATGATTACTTGTTCCCATGCAGCACCAGTAACGTCAGCAGCATGATTGTTACGGTTATCAGCCTTGATCTTCTGGTACATAGCCCATGCTCCAGCACCAATGCCACCAATACCTACGACAAATTGTGAGATTAGGCTATCCATGACTATTCATAAATGATGTTGATGGTTCCAGCGTCGAAGGTGTCTGTACCGTTGACTGTGGTGATGCGTACTTGCGTTAATGTGTCGGATAGGGTTTTAGACCCACCACCAACAGCAGACCAAATTGATCCCGATATTCCAAATGAATGTGCTGAAACCCATGAATTAGATGTTACTAAATTTATTTGAGCAATCCCAGAAACGGTATTAGCAGCAACCGCAAATGTTAATATTATTCCGCTTGTGCTATTAAGTCCTGTACTTGTTGTTCCATCCCTAGCAATAACTGACGACGAAACATATCCAGTATTTTCTATACCACCAGAATCGCCTAATTGAATTAAAACACTAGAAGTTCCATTTAACGATACCCCACTAAACATTACAGTAATCCGCTTCACCCACGAAGGTATCCCCGTAAAGTTTACGCTTGTACCAGACGCAGTAACCGCTGTGCCTGTCTGCAAGCTGTCATACACCGCACCGCTGTTCGTGATAACGCCTGCGCTACCGTTAATCGTGACAGTCATTATGCTTCTCCTTCAGGTGCAGGTTCTGCTACAGGTTCAGGCTCTGGTGCAGGCTCAGGCTCTGGCTCTGCTACTGGCTCAGGTGTAGGCTCTGCTACTGGCTCTGGCACTACTTCAGCAACTACAGGCTCCACTACAGGTACAGCACACGATAGTGCCTTTAGTTCATCGGTAGTCGTGCAAGCATCTACCAGATTGGTAATGTCTCGCAGACGCTGTTTCTCAGCCACAATCGCTGCGGTGTCGCTATTAGACTCTAAGGCTCGTTGGAATAGCACATCCTGAGCAGCTAGGAGTGGTGTGCGTTCAGCACGAAGCCGATCTTTAGTAATCGACTGTGCCTTTGAAAAGTCTATAGAGATCATTCAGTCACCTCAGTAAAGTCAGCCGTCCAAGCATCGCGAAAATCTCGTGTAGCCGGAATGTCAGCCGCATCAATGATCTTGTGGGGTTTGCCGCTTGGAACGTCTTTTTGTGCAATCTCCGCTAGACTCAAACCGCACTCAGGCGCAGGAGTCAGGATGCAGATACCGCCGGTGTCGTTAGGGTAGATGATAAGTTTCATGGTTAGTCCTTAACGGAAGATGGAAACGCAAACAATTGAAGTATCAACGACAGAACCAATTGCTTGATAGCATTGAACAGTCACATTAGTTGTATTAAAAGTTTTTACGTCGCCAAGACTATAAAAATTATCTGTTTTTGCAACTGAATAATTTGTATCAGGCATCGCATTCGTAAAGTTGACCGTATAGCTACCCGTACTGTTATCCGTAATTGAAGACACATTAAACGACGCCCGAATAGCCACCGTCCCTGTACCGTTAAAGTTCACCCAGGCGCGACAGAACGTACCAATTTGCGTACCTGCGTTATCTTGAATCGTCGGTGGTGTGTTCGCTACACCGTTCTTTAGCACCAGCGTACTTGTACTGTCTGCCTGAATGGTATCTGCTACGATAGTTCCAGCCATGATCGTTCCTTATTCGTACAAGATGTTGATGGTGCCGGCGTCGAAGGCGTCTGTGCCGTTGACTGTAGTAATGCGAACACGGTCTAGTGTGCCGGAGAGAGTTACAGAACCGCCACCACTTAAAAAAATTGCCGTGTCCGACCTACCAACAGCGTGTGTTGAAGACCATAAATTAGAACCGATCAGGGTAATAGTCATATTGCCGTGAAGAATAGAACCTGCTGCGTTTGCGAATATGGGGAAACCAGTTGTTCCATTGGTTACCCCAGGGGTGGCTGCGTTTAACGCACCACCAGAAGCACCAAGGTAGCCAGATGTTGTTACAGAGCCAGCACCTAGTTGAATAAGCAACGTAGATGTGCCGCTTGTGCTTACACCTGCCAACATCACCGTAATCCGCTTGACCCAAGACGGTATGCCTGTGAAGTCAATCGACGTACCGCTAGTAGACGCAACCGCTGTACCAGACACAATCGGAGCCAACGTACCTGTGACGTTCACCAGCGTCTGTGTCGTACTACCCGCTACCGCTGGAGCAGATACCGTAATCGAGCCAGATGTATCGCCTGATAGAACTAAAGAAGCCATGATTAATCCTTAAACAATAACCCACCGCGAACCAGTAGGAACAGTCACAGTTGCACTAGAGGCAATAGTTATATCCCCTGCCGAGACAGCGTTCTTATTTGTCGTAATTGTATAACTTGTATTAACAGTATTGCCATTTTCTAGGAAAACTTCGTCAGTTCCACCACCTGTAGCACCACCACCAACCGCACTCCAAGCAGTCTCACGATAGCCCTCAAAACGGTCTAAATCGGTGTTATAACGGATAAATCCATTAGCTCCTGTAGGACGCTCTGCAGTCGTTCCTATAGGCAATTTAACCGCACCTGTGCTACTAACCACAAGATCAGTAGGTGCAGTAATCGTCGCAGCGTTAAGCGTAACAGTATGTGTTGCTAAACTACCAATAGTTACGTTGGCATTTAGAATCGCTGTAGAGGATGCGGTAAATGTTCCACCAACTACGAAACCATCCCCATCGTAGCCAGCTTGCATATCCTTGATCTGCGCCATGATTTCACGCATGGCATTGTTTACCCCACTAGGAGCCATGCCTTCAGCGATATTCACACCACCCACGTCGGTATTGTTTGCAGCCGTAGAACTCCACTCGCTAACTTTGTCTTTTGACATGATTAATCCCTGCTTTCTAATATTCCGTAATCGGCTAACAACTGAGCAGTACCAGCCCATCTCTTAGCGGAAGTAGGTGACATCTGACGCAATTCTTTAAGCCTGTTGATACCGTCTGGACTTGTGATTATGTTAGCAATATTCCCGGCATTAGCGGCAGCATCTCGCCTAATTGCCCAGTCAGAAATCATCTTGCCCCAGTTCAACGGCTGTAACGCAACGCCAGCAGTTCTAGCAATACCAGTCGTAACACCAGTAACCGGAGGATTCTTGAACAGTTCCTCGTTAATCAACTGGTTAAACGCAGTATCAGAGCCTAGCTTCTTAGCCCTACCAGCAGCCTCTAGGACTTCTGCCAAGTCACGCAATGCCTTGAACTGATCCGGTGACAAAGCCGCTTGCATAGCCTTCATCTGTTTCGGATCACCAATGATAATGTTTTGCCAAGTATTGCCAGTATCTAACTTAGCTCCCTGTTGAGTTTTTGCAGGTTTCTTAGCAAGTGTCCATTGTTCCTCTAGGAAAGCCCTAGTAACTGCGTTCCATGCTTCCTCACCACCACCAGCAATAATCTGCTTCTTAGCGTACTGGATAGTTCCCGGACTAGGGTTAGCAAATATCCTATTAGAAAAGTTCTTGATGTTGTCTGGTGACATCTGCATCAAGGAAACACCCGTTATACGCTCGTTGAACTCATTGAGAGGCTGAGAAAAACGCTCAAATGCACTATTTGCTTCAATGTAAGCAGGGTTATCCTTGCCCATTTGGGTAAGCAAGTTTTCCTTAATGGCAGATAGTTTTGCCTGAACAGTCTTATCCAAAGAGCTAAACGCATCTTCTTTAAACATTGCGTCAATCTCAAACTTAGAGTTTTGTAGATTTGGCAACCTATTCTCAGGCATTAATGTTTTTAGCTCATTGCCATCAACGTCAATTTCTGGACGTTGTAGCAAGTCTTTAATCTTGCGTAGGTATCCAGCAGCACGACCAGTAGACGGCTGAGTCTTGAGCATATTGTCGATCTGGTTCAGCACAGGAGCAGTATCAACAGGCACAGAACGCTCAAACGCTGCCGTATAGATAGGAGTAGTAGCAGCCTCACGATCAGCTATTAGCTTACGTTTTTGCTCCTCTAACGCAGCAACACCCCTGTTACCAGCAACAGCAGCATCCTCAACCTGAGAAAGCGTACCCAAGTAATCATCTACGGCACTCTGTACCTTAGCTTCTCTTTCCTTGTAGAACTTCTGCATCTTTACAGAAGAATCTGGTACGTTCCCGATGACCTTCTGCTGACCTAGCAATGACGATAGACCCGTCAACTCACCCGGAGTCAATGGCACATTGTATTTACCAGCCTTAGACCGCAAGGATTGAACAACGCTTGGATTGACCTGAGCAATATCTCTAGCTGTTCTACGCTCTACAAACCCCTTACGAATAGCAGGAGCCAACTCAGCACCACCAGACAACAGACCAGCAATAATCGGCTGAGATACGTCAAATTCCTGACCCGCTAGACGTTCAGCAATCTTCTGACGGATGATGTTAGTACCAGCCGCTACACTACCAACCGTTGTAGCAGCAGCCGCAGTACCAACAGGGCTAGAAATAGCTACCGGAGCCATAGCCACACCAGCAGCTACGTCTGGAGCCATCTCCAATACATCCGGTGCGTAGTAAGCGATATTAGGCAATACGCCAGAGACTTCCTTGTAGAACTTGCCATCATCAGCCTGATACGCAATATCGCCACCAATGACCTGATAACGGTTCTCTGGAATACCACGACGTTGGGCAAAGAATCGAATAGCAGCCTGTTTATCTGTAGGCACACCAGCCATGAACGATGTCAAAGCACCAGCACCCATAGAAGGCTCTGAAATAGCTACAGGAGGCTTCTCTATCGGAGCAAATTCACCAGTACCTACTTGCTTGCCAGATGTAGCCTTAGTTCCATAAAGCAACTGATCCGTAGCACTTACTTGATCTGATGCTTTTCTTACTGGAAACGAGTAAAGCAGTTCTTCCGTAGCACCCATGATTACTCCAGTAACCCAAATTCTCTAGCCAATACCCTTTTAACAACTTCCTGATGATCTTTGTTCTTTTTATCAAATTTATTTTCTCTATAAATCTGATCTTCTCTTTCTCTCATCAATCTAGGAACGTCATCAACCTTAACATCAGTCAGTTTCTTCAAGCCTTTGCTCTTAATGTATGCAAGACGAGCCTCAAACAAACGACCTTCCTGAATCTTGTTCCGCAACTTAGCCAAGAATTCAGTTGGGCTATCTTTCTGTGGATCTGGAACACCCTTACGAATACGAGCTTCTTCCTCACCAGAACCTACAGCAGCACCAGTAACCTCGTTAATATAAGAGTTCAAACGACCGTAAGCATCTTGACTAAATGCAGCATAGTCGCTTAGTTCTGCTTGATCTTCTGCTGCCAATTTCCCAGTTAAAAATTCTTTTGTTCCAAGGTATTTCATTTTTACTTTGAAACCAGCAGTCAAATACTTAGGATCAAACTTTTGAGCAATCCCTTGCAACTGCATACGACCAGCACCAAGTGTCAGCAGTTCTTTGTCAACAATATTTGAACCCTCTTTACCCGGAACTACAGCACCCGGAGGGTAAAGAACAGTAGCGCTAGCCTTACGTCGTTCCTTTTCTGCTGCTTGCAACTTAGGATCAAGGTCAGCAAGAATCTTAGAATCAGCATCTAAGATAGCCTTAGTTTCCTCATTGATCTGATCCCTAGTCAATTTTGAAGCTCTAGAAATAAGATTATCTGCTCTATTCCTTAGAGTCGGATAAATATTCGTAAATTGACCCGGCAAAATCTTCAGAAGTTCGGCTTTATCCAACTCAGTAGACTCAGTACCCTCAATCCTAGAGATTTTCCCACTAGGATCACGCTGATAAACTTGTCCTCTATCTGTAGGCAATCGCTCTGCAATAGCTTCTGCTGGAGTCAAGGTTTTAGTTTCTAAGACTTTCATTAGTACACCACGCCGACTAGAAACTAAATACCCATCTCTATATGTGATGGTTTCATCGGGGTTCAAAATCTTAGCTTGCCTTCTATACTCATCCCCAATAGCTTTATCACCATATAAGTCTGCCTCAACAGCAGCCGCATGTAGGCGATCTGATTTTGCTTGATCTTCAGGACTTACTAAAATATTTTTTGTAGCGGAAGGAGTAGCAGCACTAGGCGCAGGTACTGGAGCAGCAGGACTCGGAACAGCAGGAGGAGGAGCAGCAGGAGCAGGTGCTGGTTGAACAGTACCTGTTCCAATGCTACCGTAATTACCACTCAAAAATCCACCGCCATCAGAAGCTATTAGACCAGCCGGAGCAGCAGGTTCAGGAGCAGGTTCAACAACAGCAGGAGCAGCACTAGGCACAGCATTAGTAGCGGCACTAGGCGCAGCATTAGGATTAGTCAAAAGCCCATACCTTTTTGCTCTCTCACGAGCAGATACAAGACGTACAAACTCATCCGGACTGACATCAGCAAGATAAGCTATATCAGGATTAGCCTGTTTCATCGCAGCCAAACCAGTTAGCTGACGCTGTGATTGCGCCAACTTCATTGCATTACTGACCTGATTAAGACCTGATTCGTAAGTCTGACCAGCAGCCCCATAACCAGCAGCCAATGAAGTCAAAATATTTTGCAATGGAGAACGACGATAGCCTTGTGGACTCATACCCTGAGACAAAGCACTAAGGGAACCTAGCAAGCCGCCAATGTTTGCTCGTTTCTCTAAGCCAGCACTTTGCTGAGGCGTAAGAAGCCCCTGATAAGCCTGCGGAGTCGATCCAAAGATATTCGGAATGTAATCTTCAATAGCCATACGTCACCTTAGATGAGACTGATCTGTGGTTGCTGGAGCATAGCCGTTTGCTGTTGTTCCATAGGGATCGGATTACCTCTCATTAATCCCGGCTGCATAGATGCTGCCATAGGCTGAGGCTCGTTTAGACTCTGGAACGCACTAGAGCCTACCTGACCGACCATCGGGTTTTCACGGTTAAACTGACCCAAAGCCTTGAAACGATCCATCATCGTTACAGGTGCAGTTGCTGAACCGATAAGCCCCGTTGATCCACCAGTAGCCGCATAAGTTGGCATCGTAGGCATTGAAAAGTTTGCTATTGTTCCACCAGCAGCAGGATTGAATGTAGCTCCAGCAGTCATCGGAGTAATCGTAGTAGCACTACCAGCAGCGGGCATAACAGCACCCTTCATCGCTGTAGTAGCAGCAGCGTTACCAGCACCCATCGCAGCACCACCAAAGCCACCTAACGCACCACCTAACAACGCACCCTGTAGAGGCTTCTTAGGATTAGTGACAGCACCTACGCCAGCACCAATCATCGCCATAGTTACCGGATCACCCATTATTTACCTCCCTGCGGAGTAGAAGTCGTAGTCGTTTCCAATGGCGCACCATAGAATACATTCGCAGCACGTTGCAATCTTTGCATCGGAAGGTCTTGAGCAGCCAATTGACCCTGAATAGCCTGTTGCTCGTAACCCTCACGACCTTGACCAACCTGAAGCAGACGCTGAATGTCAGCATAGTCAGCAGCAGCCATCTGTGGAGCAGCCTGAGCAGCAGCAACTTGTCTAGCTCTCTCAGCTTCAGCACTCGAATACGCTAGTTGACCACCTTGTTCCGCTAAAGCACGAGCAAAGATGTCTTGAGAAGTTCCAGCCTGTTGACCCATAGCCGCCGATCCATAACGACCAGCAGACGAAGCCTTAGACTGTAGATTCTGAATATTCCGTGTGTACTGTTCACCCGCTAGACGGTTAGCTTGTTCCAAAGCCCCACCTAGAAACGGATTAACGCCACGACCTTCAATCGTAGCCAGTTGTTCAGCCTGAGCAGACCGTAGTAGTGGAGAACCACCAATAGCCCGTTCCTGAGCCATCTGGAGAGCTTGCTGAGTCGCTGCTGATGGAGATACTGCCAAGGTCTCAGGAGCCTCTGGCATACCCTTATAGAGCCTCTGAGCCTCACCTAAGCTATACGTTATGTACGGCTTAAAGTCCGGGCTGATCTCTGTTTTACTCTCTTGAGTACCGCCGCCACCACCCATATCACACCTCGCAAATCCATCGTCTAGGACGGAAACCGTATGCTCTCGCCCTTCTCTGCCATCCATGCCTATGACTCGAAAACGTCAGGTATTTCATCCCTGCTTGACGAGCCATGTCTTTTATGTATTTTAACCCTGAATCTACCAGTTGATAATCATTTTCTAACGTCCAAGCAGCCCATACATGGCACTCATTACCAATCGGCTGCAAGATAAAGAATCCCGCGAAATGCTGATCCTTTAAGACCACCCACAGCATAGCCTTCTGGTTAAAACAGTCCGTGTAAACGTCCTCAACAATCCAGTTCTCAGGACTCCGAGTCTTTACCTTCTCTAATCCCGGTTTAATAGTTCCCCACCAGTTCCTTAGTTGATCGACTGGTATGTATCGGAACTCAACCGACAACGATATATCCGTAAGTTTTGTCTGCTGTAGCATTTGCCCAATGTGTAATAGTTGCTTCACCCTGTTGTTGTGTAGAAACATACAGGTTCGTCGTTGCTGATGGTGCTACATAATGCAGCGTAACAATAGCACTAGGTACAGCTGGTCTTGTAGGACTCGTACTCGTAGGATAATGCTCAATAGAAACACCTACATCAGTTACTCGCCACATTATTTCAGCATAATCTCCAGCGTTCATTTCCATAAAGAAATTCATCGCAGCAATCAAGTGACTAGGATCACCTGTACTTCTTCTCGCTGGCATCGAGAACCGGCTATTAGACCCCGCTACGTTAGTTCCGTTCTTCCTGAACCAAATATCCGCATCCTGAGAGTCGTTCGTCGTATTCTTTAGCTGAATAGAAAACTGAATGTTATAAATTCCATAATTCCTGACATTAAGACGAGAACTATTAGAAACATAAACTCCATTGCTATAGTCTGTCGTATCAAGCGTAACAGCATAGGCAGTTGTCGTATTAGCAGCGGTTTGGTCTGTGGTGTCCTGAAACGCTCCGTAAGGTGCTGAATCAGCCTCAGCAGCCGCAGATAAGGGTACGAAGAATATAAGGCTGTCAAAGCCTATACGGTCATCGTAAAGGGTAGTGCTAGTAGCGTTCCCTGTAGCTAACGTAACCTCTCCGGTGTTATTCGTTTTGCCATTCATAGCACCACGAACAACCTCAGCAACCTGTCTCTGGTCTCCACCAAATACAGGTAACGTCTGGAATTGAATACGTCTCATCGAGTACCCTGCTGCACAACTTCTACCTCAGTTCCAACCAATGTTTTCCAATTCGTACCAGTAGCAGTCACTTTAATACGGTGATATTCCCCATTAGACCGCAAAGAACACCGATTCTCAGCGTCAGCAGCTACCGCATCGCCAAAAAGTACCTGATCTGACAACAAATCCCGACTCGCTACCGCTACAGACGCACTTCCACCGTCCACAATCGGCTTTGCCAGCAGTACCGTAGACCTGCCAACGTCAATATCACCCGATACGACACTCGCAGTCTTTTTAGAGTTACCAAACGTGATAATTCGCTGACCACTTACCCCTGCAAAGATCAAAATACCACCTGCCCATTGAGGATCGTCTAGCGAAACCACCAAAGCATCCAGACTTGCTGAGTAATTATCAAGATTCTCCAGCGTAACAGTCGCAGTCATCAGCGTATTGATAGCAGCAGCCGTAGTCTGGACATAAGACCACTTCTGCAAGGGTATCGAATAGACCAATAACTCAAATCCACCCGACTGCAACGGATAACACCAGATAATTAGCTTCTTAATTGGTTCCACAGCAGAAGAAATCGCATACCTCATGTTGCTTCTCTGCACTCTATCAAAGAACCAACGGTTTACCTTCTCCTCGCCAATGTTAGTCATTGACTCGCCATTGGTCATGTAGAACCCATCATCCGCTAGGAAGTAGGTCAACCCACCAAACTGAGCTACAGAACCCGGAGCTAAACACCCCAACGTCCTAGAAATGGCATCAAACTGGAAAAAGAACGGGCTACCAGCATAGGTCATCCGGTAAATAGCCCTCTCTAGGAAGATTAGACCGAATTCACCACCTGCTAGACCCGTAATATCCCCACCGTCAGGGATTACCTGAGTATCTGATTGACTAGCAGCACCCGGAGTCCAGTCAGTCTCATCGTTAATGTCCGACCAGTAGACCGTACTCTCGTTTCCACCAGCAACATTAGCCGCTACAACGAAGTCTTTAACTACCGTTACATACCGAGCCTCTGGAGCAGCAGCCGCTAAGTCACCGAAATAGGTGCTAACCCCTAGCTCATAAGCCTGTAACTTGTCTGCTCCGTTAGCAGCAATCATCTTGTTACCGTACTGAGTAACATCCCAATACTCAATGTTCGAGTAACCCGTAGTCGTTAGCGGATCAAGTGACGTATCACCAGCATCAAACTTGTACAGGTTAGAAGCACTAGCCGCAAATACCGTAATCACGCTACCAAACCGACCCGCGAAACTCGTTAGCAAATCAGCACCAGCCGTATTCGAGTAATTAGCCTCACCCTGAAATGGCGCATAACCGTTAGCTACCGGATAACAGTTCACCGCATCCGTTACAGCCCCTGAAACTCCGGGCTGATCTGGCAACCACTCGCCAAACATAATCTTTGATTTAGCCATTATTGTCTCGTCCAGCTATTCGTTGATCCTGATACCTGAGTCCATGTATTGCTGTTAGCTGAAACCTCAGTCCAAGTATCCGACGATGCAGACACAGGAACCCATACATTAGAGTCAGCATTAGCAGGTGTCCATGTATTCGACTGAGGAGCAACATCCGACCATTCCTCACCCACAATAAACGCATTACCGCTAAATACAGTCGTGCATACTACATTGCCAACACCAGCAAATACACCACTAGGAACGCAGCTAAGAATTGCCTCACAGGAAACAGAAGCAAATCCTTCGTACTCAACACCACCGTTAGCCGTAACTGTAGCCTCTCCGGTAATGTCTGCCGAGAATGTCCTAATCCGAATACCATCAGCCGTAACCGTACCAGTACAGCTAACCGATCCATCGCCAAACTGAACTCGAATCCCTATCGCTGTGACAGTCGCAGTAGCATTGACAGAGCCAGCACCAGCATAAGTCACGTTACCCGCCGCTGTAACCGTAGCTAGACCAGTAACACTCGCTGAGGCTGATGCAACAATGCCACCTAGCGCCGTTACCGTAGCCGTACCGTTAATCGCAGCAGCAGCGTTCTGAATCCTAATAGCGTCTGCTGTTACAGTCGCTTCACCAGTTACGCTACCATTTGCAAACCTGATACGGAAAGCATTAGCCGTTACCGTAGCACTCGCCGTAACACTCGCATCGCCAAACAGTACAGCCCCACCTAGTGAGGCATACGGACTCTGAGCAAATGCGCTAATCCCGAACATTTACACAATCACCCATCTAGCACCAGTCGGAACCGTTACCGTTACACCTGTGTTCAATGTGACGTTACCAGCACTCATGCCGTTGTAGTCAGTTGGCAATGTCAGAGATGTAGCTACCGTCTTAGAGTTCAGGTAAATACCGTTAGACGCAGCAAAATGAGCATCATAGGCAATGTCTGAAGCATCCCCATAGACAGCCTTACTCGCAGGATACGTTACGAATACGTCCTTGCTGTTAGCCGCAAAGTTAATCGCAGCCGTAGTACCAGAGGAGTTAGAGAGGATCGTATCCCTAGAGAGAGTCGTACCAGACGATGTGTACGTTCCGATACCGACTTCCCAAGTATTAGCAACGCTATCGACAATCGCATAGTACGTCGTGTTTCCGTTGCCAATGTCAGCAAACGAACGAAAGCCACTAGCAGCACCAGCTAATGTCAGCGTACCAGTACCCGATGTCGTACTGGTCTCCTTGATCCTGTCCTTTACGACTAAAGGCATGATCTATCCTTACGCCAGCGTTACTGACAGAGAACCGATAGCAATCTTGAAAATGTCACCGTTATCGATGGTCTTGGATGTATCCAGAGCCGTGTGATACAACAGGTTCCCGCTAGTAGCAGCATCGTGAATACCAATCCAGCCAACAGTACCCCATGAAGCCGTAGCCTGTGGGAATTCCACAGCACCAGAGTTCGTAGTCACACCGTCACTAGGCGCACCAAACGTCACCGCTGTACGAGCATAAGACCCACCTGATACCTCTGTACCGCTACCAGCATCAGTCGGATCGCTAGTAAACAGACCCACATAAACCGTAGCCGGACTGGTGTAGCTTGTGTTTCTCAAAGTCGCGTTAATCAGCGCATCTTCGAGGTATGTACTCATTTCTGCCATGATTTACCTCACGTTATAAGACATTGACATAGGTTGACCGCTGTACTCACTCGACTGGTCAGACGTATTGATAGCTGCTATCGCACGATCATATAAAGCCGACCATGTTTGCAAACGAGCATCATTCATTAGATACGGCTCTGCCTCACCTAAAGCGGCATACAGCAACGCATCAGGATAGTTCGCTAGGAAAGTGTTACTCGTATTCGTATCACTCAGTAGCGTAGGCTTAGAGTAATACAACATTTGCAACGTATAAGTGGTATCTGGAATAGGAGCTAATTGAATCTCAGAGCCGAGAATCGTATAGTCCACAGGTCTGCCACTCTCAGTCGTTCTGGCAGTCTCATAGAAGCTGTTAGGAGCCTTGTAGCGCAACGTAAACACCGGATTAGTGTTCAGGTGTATGTCGCGCATCTCTAAGAAATCAGTCGGTAATCCAACCGTAGAGTCACCGCCAGTCGTTGTCGCTGTGGCAACCACAAGCATCTGACGAGTCCGAATGTCTCGTCTCAGCCGTTCTTCAGCTAGTCGGATAAAGTCAGGAATGACGGTGGTCAAATCACTACGGGCTAGATAGCTTGCTACCGTAGTCTTTAAGTCCGAATAGGAAGTAAACGGCATATCATTCCTCTAATTGCTCAAAATCTTTCCATCCGTACTCATAGGTTCCTATGTGTCGAATGTGCATGGACAGTTCATGGTCAACGTAGGTCGGGAATCCTTCTGATGCAGCCTTGACGCAGAAATAAACATCCTCGCCACAGACTCCATTCTTACCCCATCCAGCATCAAACCAAGGTCTGCCAGTCTTTTCAAATACCTCTTTGCGGATCAGTACAGCACCAAACCCAATCGCTGTAACTTCCTCAATACCCTCTTTACCACGACTATCGATGTTCTCCCATTTATGGACTAACGTATCACCGTCCATATACTTCGTCATCATCTTAGCCGTAGGTGTTACAGGCTTCCTTCTTGTAGTCGCATTAACGCCAACGATAGGCACTTCACGACTCAGCAGAATAGTAATGATGTCAGGAGGAAACCGCATATCGCTGTCCACAAAGAACAACGCATCACAGCCCTCTTTCAACGCTACCTCTGCCAACTTCTCACGCTGGTCAAATATCAGCGTTCCCGGCATCGTATAAAGGCTTAAACCACCCTTACCATCCTTGCATCGGACAGACGCATCATGTGCAGCCATCTTCGCAAAGTCGAACGCAAATGCCGTGTGAACCTCATCCCTTGCAGGAACGCAAACACCAACTCTCATACTGTACCTCGATACGTTTTCCAGACAGCATTATCAGGATCATTCAGCCACTTGGCAAATCCAACGTCATCAATCACCCTGAAGCCCTTCATAATCCCCATCTGGTTAAGTACATCAATAACCGTGAA